ACTTTAGCAGACAAACATTATCTTGCTAAAGATATTACAGTAGGTGCATCAGATACAACAGCACTTACATTAGGTATTACCATGGATGCAACAGATAAGTTATATATTTCTGGTTCTACTACCGATTTATCCTTTACCGCCTTCGGTTCTGAAATAACAGCGTAAGGGGGTAGTCTTAGATGACTATCTTAATGACATCTAACTTGCAAAGGTTTTCAAAATGACTGTAAGCAGTGTTAAAACAGGGTTTGATGGCATAAGTTTTTTGGCTGGAAATTATGCTTATGATCCTTTTTCAACAGGTAGAGCGTTATTTGGTGGTGGATATTCTTCGGGTGCAAATACTAATGTTATCCAATATGTAGAAATACAAACTACAGGTAATGCTACAGACTTTGGTGACTTATCTGTTGCAAGACGTGCTCTTACCGCTTGCTCTTCTTCTACTAGAGGATTATTTGCAGGTGGATATACAAATGCCGAGAGTAATGTTATTGACTATGTAACTATATCTTCAACAGGAAACGCTACAGACTTTGGTGATTTATTGGCTGCTGGATATAGAAAAGCAGGTTTATCTAATTCCACTAGAGGATTATTTGCTGGCAAGGATGAGGCTGGAAATAAAGACACTATTGAATATGTTACTATTGCAACAACAGGTAATGGTACAGATTTTGGTGACTTAACTTCTCCCCGTCTTAGTTCTGCTGGAGCAGGAGGTTGTGCTTCTAGTACTAGAGGTATATTTGGTGGTGGAGTTTATAGTGCATCTAATGTTATAGACTATGTAACCATAGCCACTACAGGTAATGCAATAGACTTTGGCGATTTAACTGTTTCTCGTGGTGATCCCGCTACCGCTTCTAATAGTACTAGGGGTATATTTGCTTCTGGATTTAATGCTTCTACTATACAAAATACAATAGATTATATTACAATTGCTACCACTGGTAATGCTACTGATTTTGGAGATTTAACTGTTGCACGATTTTTATCTGGTGCAGGAGCAACATCATTAAGAATGGTTATTGGTGGTGGAGAAGCATCAGGAGGCGCAGAATCTAACGTTATAGATTATTTAACAATTGCTACGTTAGGTAATGCTACTGACTTTGGTGATTTACTTGCCACCACTTCTGTTATTGCAGGTCTTTCTAACGCACACGGCGGACTAGGATAATGATTATCACAAACAAAAATATCAGGGGGATATAATGAGTCAAATAGAAAAAGTAAAAGAAAATAATTCTGTTGAAATAGAGTTATTTAAGATAAGTGGTGAATTAGCAACATCACCAGAATACAATAAAATGCTAGAACATATTAATAAAAATATGCCATTAGTTCGCAGGGATTCAGAAAACTTTTATAAATCAGCATCACAATTTAAAAATGTTACTTTAGATGTAACAGAGTTAACAACTATGGGATCTTTAAAACATGTGTTGGCGGTTCTTGACCGTACCCGCATGGCTTTAGAAGAATCTTATGTAAGTTTAAAACGTAAACAAATAGAGTTAAAACAAAAAACTCTACAACATGATAATCTTGAAGAGGGTTATGAAAAAGAATTGCTTTGGGTAGATATTGTAGAAATTAATACTCAAATGGGAAATATTGAAAATTCAATTAAGGGTGCTCTTCGTAAGGCAAGTTTCTTTTCTACACAATATGATGCACTTATGCAAAAATTGGGTAAAGAAGAAATAACAGAAGAAGACTATGAAGTTAATGAAGCCAGACATCATGTTATGACTGCTATGAAACAGGCACTTATTGCTGCCCGAACTCGTGGAGGTATGATTGATGAAGGTAACCATATTTATCTTTTTGATATGGGCATTAACGGAGCAGTAGCACAAGCAGAAATTATTGCTTATCTGCAAATGGAAGAAGAAATGCTTATTAAAGGAGAAATTCCTACACATGAAATGACTATCAACTGGCTAGAAGCCTGTGCTGATAAGTTTGCTAAATGTGGAACGGACTTTGCAGAACTTCGTGGATTTATTCCTCTTGATAAGAAATCATTAATAAAGGAGGCATCAAATGAAAATGATTAAATATACATTAAACTCTGATGGCACTATTCCTGATTATGTTGTTGATGGTGGCTACCTTGCAAAATCAAACGGTAATGCATCACCACAAGATCATGATTTAATAGGAGTAGCCACAGACACTGCGCCACAAGCAGGGTATGCAAATGAAGCAGCATTATTACAATATGCAGAAGATAATGAATTTGTATTCATTAATCCAATAACTGAAGAAGTGACACCATTAGAAGATGTGGTATCATCTATCTGGAGCAAGTTAGGATAATATAATGGGAATTTCCAGTTTTAAAACAGGTTTAATGAAACGTAGTTTTTTGGCTGGAAATGTTTATTTTGCACAAGTAGGAACTAGAGGTTTGTTCGCTGGTGGTTATCATAGTGGTTTTTCTGATAATATAGATTATATTGATATAACCTCAACTGGCAACGGTACAAACTTTGGTGATTTAACATCTGGAAGAGCACAGCCTGGAGCATGCGGATCTAAACTAAGAGGTATTTTTGCTGGAGGATATCCTGGATTAGGCGTTATTGATTATGTCACTATTGCTTCAACAGGAAATGCAACATCTTTTGGTAATTTAACTGTTGAAAGAGAAAGACTTTGTGGAACCTCTTCACATATAAGAGGTCTTTTTTTTGGTGGTTGGACTGGAAGTACTCAATCAAATGTAATTGATTATATAACCATTGCTTCTGTTGGTAATGCTACAGATTTTGGAGATTTACTTGCTATTAGATCAGAGCCTAGCGCCTGTGCATCTTCAACTAGAGCATTAATAGGTGGCGGACATGAAATGGATAACGTTATTCAATATGTAACAATTGCTTCTACTGGAAACGCTACAGACTTTGGTGATTTAACTCTTGCAAGAACTAAAATTGGTGCATGCTCTTCTACTACAAGAGGATTATTTGGCGGTGGCGCTAATGTGGATGCTGCAACTGCTAGAAATGTAATCGACTATGTGACTATTGCATCAACTGGTAATGCAACAGATTTTGGTGATTTAACAGTTGCAAGATATTATGTAGCGGCTTGCTCTACTGAAATTAGAGGGGTTTGGGGTGGTGGAAATACTGGTTCTTATTCAAATGTTATTGATTATATAACTATTGCCACTACTGGAAACGCTACAGACTTTGGTGATTTAGTGGTAGCAACTACAGGTATTGCTGGAACTTCAAATGGACACGGTGGATTAGCATAATGATAAAATTGTATTTAAAGGACGGTATATAAAATGCCAATAACAAGTTTTAAATCAGGTACTAAGAGTAGAAGTATGTTGGTTGGAAATTATGCTTATGATCCTTCTAGGGGAATATTTGCTGGTGGCGTTAATGTTTCAGCGGGTAACGTTATAGATTATATAATAATAGCAAGTACTGGAAATGCAACAGACTTTGGTGATTTAACTGTTAGTAGAAGAAGTTTAGCAGGATGTGGTTCAACAACTCGTGGTGTTTTTGCTGGAGGCACTCCAGATGGAGATACTATAGATTATATAACAATTTTATCTCAAGGCAACGCTACAGATTTTGGTGATTTAACTAGTACCAGACATGGAGTTAGTGGTTGTTCGTCATCTACAAGAGGTATTTTTGGCGGCGGTAATTCAGCAAACAACGTTATAGATTACATAACAATAGCAACAACGGGTAATGCTTTGGATTTTGGTGATTTAGCCGTTGGACAATCATTCAAAAGTTCTTGTTCATCAACAACAAGAGGAATATTTGCTGGCGGTACTGGTGGTGGTTCCGAAAATATTATTGAATACATTACTATTGCAAGCACAGGTAATGCCACAGATTTTGGAGATTTAAGCGCTGGCAGATACGACACTGCTGCTTGTTCATCATCAACCAGAGGAGTTATTAGTGGAGGCACAAACGCTAATGACACCATAGACTATATAACCATAGCCACTACTGGAAATGCTACTGATTTTGGCGATTTAACTGTTGGTACAACTGGAGGTATATCAGGTTGTTCATCTTTAGTACGAGGAGTGTTTGCTGGAGGAGATCGTGCAGCCGCAAGAAGCAATATAATTGATTATGTAACAATAGCATCTGCTGGCAATGCTACTGATTTTGGTGACTTAACCGTTACCAGATATGGATTAGCAGGAATTTCAGGCTCACACGGCGGATTAGCATAAATTATATAAAATTATAAAACCCTCCAAGCCAAAAGCAAGGAGGGTATTTTTATATTAAATTTTTACAACTTACATGGATATTTGTTGTACCATTCTTGATACCGTGCTCCATTTACGGATGTCCATGACGACCAGTCTTTTCCGCCCTTGGTCATATAGTGCGCCACCTGTGCATTAATTACTGGGTTAAATAACTCAGCGTTTGAATCTAAGTCAAACTTTTTTCTGCGATCTGGACCTAACTCCTCTATCATGTTAATTTGAAACACTCCGTAGGAACTATCTCCAGTTTTTGTATTACCATTAAAAGCAAAAGGACGTCCATTAGATTCTGCTTTAGCAACTGCACATGCAGATTGTAAAGCCTTTCCCTTGAAGCCTACCGCCTTTAAAAGGTCAACCAACTGCCCATCACTTAAAGAATGAGCATTTTCATACTTCTCTAATTTTTTTGCCGTAGAAACCAAAAAAACCCCTTGAGGGGCTTCAACTGGGATTGGCGTAGTAATTAAAGTTTTAGTTTCAAGAGCATTGGCGGCATTTAAAAATGGTGCAAAAAGCCCAACCAGCGCTACTAAACCTAACCATACTGCTTTGTTCTTGTCTCTCATTGAAATTACCTCCTAGAGCCAAATTGCTACCTTGCGGTAGCATTGTATTAATTGTAGCACGAATTTGGGTTAAAAAGCAAGTTTATATAATATTTTTTATTTTATTATAAATACCGTGCTTGAAAGTGGTATAATAATTATCTTATGGCAGAAACCGCAACCTATGACCTTCCGTATCCCACAGACGCATCACCCGTTGATGTTGCTGGTGATTTACAAGCATTAGCAGAGGCAATTGATGCGGTATTGCCAAGTCTAGGCTTACCATATTTTACTCATGAAGTTAGAAATAACAGTGGTGCAACTATTGCTAAGGGTGATCCAGTTTATGTCACAGGTTTTTCTACTAAAACTACCGTTGCAAAATCGGTAGCAACAGATCTCGCAACATTTCCAGTGATGGGATTAGCAACTACAGCAATTACAAATGGTAGTGATGGCGTTGTTATTGTTTCTGGTATTTTTAGTAATGTAAACACTTCTTCGTATACCGCAGGAAATAGACTTTATGTAGCAACTGCTGGAGGACTTACTGCAACACAGCCAGCAGGTGGTTCAGGGGCCACAGGAGTAGTTTTAAAGGCTAATGCAACAACAGGTATTATACTTGTTACACCAACCAAAGGCAACGGCACCTGGGGTGCAGTTAAGGCAGGATTATAATGGCAACATATAGAGGTCAAGGCTCAGATTCATTTTCAATTGGTGCAGCGCCACCACAGGTTTCTTGGACAGTAGTTCGTGGAGACACGGCAGCATTTA